CCAAGGGCGACAGCGCCCCGCTAACTTGGCGCAAGATTGAGCGCATTGCTTACGGCGAAATGATGCTAAGCGAGCAGGCTTTTTTAAAGTCAACGCCTCGCTTTTGGCGTTTAAAATTGGAAGGGATGCGCGAAGCTCAGCAGCAGCAGTATCGCAACCAGTGGGAAATAACCCGCTGGGCTGTTGCTACGGGTATGGCCCCGCACTTAAAGAAACCTATTGAGCCCAAACGGCTGTTAACATTTCCTTGGGAGCAGTCCGATTACTTATCTATTCACGACGCTTTAAAGTTATATTCGCATGTCTTTGATAAGTTAACCCCAGACGCGAAAGCATGAGCGCCCCTATAAAAATAGTCTATTCAATTTTAAGCAATGCGGCGGGGGTTACTTCGTTGGTAGGCACGCGGATAAACCCCGTTAGAATTCCGCAAGAGTCAGCATTTCCCGCGATCAGTTACAACCTTGTTTCCATTGCAGCCAACCCTACCAACAGCGGCCACAGTCGCACAGAGTTCGCACGGGTGCAAGTTAATGTTTATGCTACAAGCTTTGCGGATGCTGTAGAACTTTCTGCGCAGGTGCGAGTTGCTTTTGATGACGCTAGCACTCCAGATACTTATAACGATTCTTACGTGCAAGTAATCGAATACGACGGCGAGAATCATACAGCCGACGACACGGCAGCGTTTGCAGGTTTATACCAAATTAGCCAAGACTATTTGCTTAATTATATTTATACTGCTCCGCTTCCTGAGTTTGATTTGCTTTTAGAAAGTGGCGACTTTGTGCTTTTGGAAACTGGTGATAAAATTATAATCTAATGGCTAAAAGTTTAAATATTGTTATAGGCGCCGACATCGAGAAACTGCGCGAAGGGTTTAACAAAGCCATTGCGATAGTTCAAAAGAGCAGCAACCAAATGAGCGCCGAGGTTGCTAAGTCGGCTAAGTCGATGGAGGAACGTTTGGCGTCTATTGCTACGCGTAACCCAACGATGGGAAGCGTGCGGCAGTTAACCCAATTAGCGATGGAAGCCCGGGCGTTAGGTCCAGAGTTTGCCCAAGTTGCCAACGAAATAATTAAACAGGCGGGCCGCATGAAGGACAGCATCGCGGACACGCGTGCGGAAGTTGGATATTTTGCGAGCGATACACGTCGATTAGATGCGGTGCTTGGTGGAGTGCAGGCGGCGGCGGGAGCCTTTGGGGCAATGCAAGGAGCCATGCAATTAGCAGGATTAGGCGGTAAGGATTTGCAGGAGGCAATGGTTAAGCTGCAATCTGCTATGGCAATCGTCAACGGATTGACTGCGGTAGGTAATGCGCTGCAGGCAGAAAGCGCAGTGCGACAAGGACTAAGCGCAGCGGCTACTAGCATTTATACAGCAGCAACTAACGGCGCAACCGTAGCAACTAGGGCAATGAATTTAGCGTTAGCGGCAGGGCCTTGGGTAATCCTAACGGCATCCATTGCAGCGGTTGGATACTTGCTAAGTAAACTTGCAGCAGAGACTGCAGCAGTTGAAAAAAATATTGAGCGTTTAAAAGAAGCACAAAGCGAGCTGCTATCTAACGGCGAAAAGAAAATAAAAATTGAGGAGCGCCGTTTGGAGCTTGCGATTGCAACAGCAAAAGCAGAGGGAAAAAGCGAAAAGTTTATTTTAGATTTAAAACGCAAAAGCCTAGAAACTCAAAAAGGATTATACAAACAGGCGGGCATTGATGCAATGCACTTGATTGCTAGGCGTCAAGATGATGAGTTAAGAATAACTAGAGGCGCCGCAGAACAGGCTGAAGTTCGTAAAAAATACGAAAAGGAAAGCCTACAAGTTCGCACAACTTTAAACGAAGCTTATCAAAATAAAGTGCACTCGCTCGCACTGGATGAAATCGAAGCGACTAAAGTAGTAGGCAAGGAAAAAATAAAGATTACCAAAGCGGTTATTAAAGAGACTGAGCAGCTCACCGCAAAGAATACAGGCGGCAGTTTATTGGCTCCAGTTGACCCAATAGTAAAGCAATCAATGGCCGACGTATTGGCCGAGCTTGACAAGATCCCGCCTGTATTGGATGAGATTAGAAGCGAGCCATTATTCACGGATATAATTGAAGAAGGCCCTGAAGTTGTTGCTACTACTGTAGAGGTAAGCGACGCGTTTAAAACGATGGCGGACCGCAACAGTGCAAGCTTTCAACAGCACGCAAGCGCTTTAAATGCATCGGCAATTAAAACGGCAGAATGGGCGGCCAAAACGCAGACCGCGCTAGATGCTGTTAATGCTGCCTTTGCTGAATTGCAAATGCAAACGGCTGAGAATATGGCGCAATTTATTGCAGATATGGCAACAGGCGAAGAAGGTGCAGGCAAAAACTTTGGTAAAAATATGCTAGGCGCGATTGCGGGATTTATGGATACTTTAGGTAAGGCTTTGGTAGCTACGGCTATTGCATCTGAAGCCTTTCAAAAATTGTTAATTGCAAATCCTGCAGCGGCTGCCGTGGCGGGTATTGCATTAATGGCAGGCGCAGCAATCGTAAGGAATGAATTAAAAAAGGGACCTAATGTTCAAGCCTTCGCAGATGGTGGTATAGTTAGCGGGCCAACGCTTGGCTTAATGGGTGAATATCCCGGGGCGAGTTCTAACCCTGAAGTAATAGCGCCGTTGGATAAATTAAAAGGGATGTTAAAGACAAACGACAGCAACGGCTTTGTAGCCTCTACAAGTATCCAAGGCAGGGATTTGGCAATAGTTTTGGAACGATATAACAGAGATACAGCACGCGGATAATGGCACGGATTTACTACGGCTCATTTAAGAGCATTAACAACGTTACCCACAGGGTTGAAATTTGGGACGGACCGACAGGCACAGCGAACAGCGGAGGCACAGAGTTAACGCTTGCGGGTGAAGGCTATGTAATTACACGCAAGGGCGAAGGTGACCCACTCTATACAAACTACATCCGACCGAGTAGAGTAGAGACGTTTTGGGTAATCCCTAACAATACCGTATTAACCGACTTCCTAAGTATAGCCACAAACACCGAGCAATATTGGGCAATCCTAATTTACAAGGCAGGAGTATTGGATTACGTCGGCCGTGTTCTTGCGGATCAGTTAGTAAGGAAACGTGAAGCCATCCAAGCGAAGCCAGTGCTACAATTAACGGCAGTGGATGGATTAGAATTACTGAGCGGTTACAAGGTAGATCCTACAAACTTTACAGCCGGCAAAATTACAATAGCGCAAATGTTTAGGCGCGCCTTGGATACACTAAACTTAAAAGATTATTGGGTAATTGACGGAACGGAAACGGATTACTTCCGTGAGGCCTCTACGGTATACAACTCTGCAGCTAGTCGCAAAGGTTTTGATTTGGAGCAGGTCGACCTAAGTACTTTTGTAAGCAATTACGATCAATTTAAAGACGTTAAAGCGACAGATGTAAATCAATTTATATACGCTTCTAATGATATGCTAGACTACGCGCAAGCGTTAGAGCAACTTTGCGAAATCAAACAGGCGCGCTTAATTCACTCTCAGGGTAAGTACTGGCTTGTAAGTTTTGCGGATTATATAGACACTACAATTACCTATAGAGTATACACGTATACGCTGCAGTTTGGAAGCACTACGGCAACCTACGCCCACAGGCAAACGTTAGGCACATTGCCCGCCCGTCCGCAGTGGATGGCTAAACCAAATCTAAGCAACCAAGTAGCAGCAAAGTTTGTACAAGTTGACACAGAGCGAAAACTAGGAGCGGGTATTTATAGAGTTTGGGCAAATAGTAGTAGTAATTTTTTAGGCGGTACCTTTACAGATATACCTACTGGGGCCAACCCAGACACGGCGCCAATTCGCGCAAGGTTTAATATTAAATTTTCCAAAGGTTATTTTGCTACTACTACGTCTGCCGTCAATCCAGAAGATTATAGCGAGGTATACGTTAGGATTTGGATAACTGACAGTAGCAGTAATATTAAAATATTAGATAACTCTACTTGGTATTGGAAAAATCATAGCGGGTCATCGGCCACCGTTCCAGCCTATGTAGAAAAAATCGACACTAGCAACCAGTCTAGCACTTGGACCACTTTTAACTTTGATAAAAATTTAACTACAGCCCCCGCAGGATTTACAACTTTAAACATAGAAATAGAAAAAGTATACGCTGTGGGCCGAGTTTTTACAAAGCCAGGAAAGCCAGGAAGTGGGTCGCCATTTTCACAATTAAAACCTTTTTGGGGTTCAGTTAATGTGGCATTTGCAGACGCTAGCCCATACAATAACCCGGATTTTACTTTTGATATTACAGAAGTTTATACACCAGCTGCGGGCAGTTCTGTTAATTCAGTGCCTGTAATCCTTAATCCTAAATACTACTCAAGTAATACGAAATACGCAACGGGAATTGTACGAGTAAACGATGGCACAAATTACGTTAACGCAGGCTCGACATGGTACGGCGGTTGGGATTCGGTAACTGTTGGAACTATAACTGAAGCGCTAGGTAATAGCGTGGCGGGATTATATAAAGATTTTATGCCTGTTATACAAGGCACTTGGGTAGACAGTGGAACTATGAGCGCAATTAAATCGCTTTACTTTGACGGGTATACTTGGGTACTTCAGGGCTGCCAATACTCTGCCACCTCTGACCAATGGGCAGGCGAATGGGTTGCAATTATACCAACTTATGCGGGCGTTAGCGGAAGCGGTGAGGGGTTAAAATTGGGTGATGGATTAAAGGACCGTGTAAACTACTTGGATATGCAAGTAAGTAACATTAACGACCAGCTTAGCGGTATTACTGACGCAGTAAAACAAACGCTATCTAACGACGTTAGCGGAAGCCCGACGACTGTGCCTACAGTGAATACCTGTTACGAGGTTATGCTTCAATACGACGCAGCAAATACAGTAATGGAGTGGCGCCTGCAAGAGCACGGCACCTTTAAAACTTACACCACAGGCACGAGCTCACTGGATACAAACTTTGAGGGGCACCTTGGAAATACTGCGGGCGGTTCTGTTATTTTAAACTTGCCTGCTGTAGCTACACAGAAAGGGAAAAAATATTACTTCGTGAAGTCGGGCGCCTCGCATACCTTTAGGATAAATGCGTATACAGGGGAAACTATAAACGGCACAGACCACTTCCTTTTAAATACAAACTACGACAGCCACACGATTATTTGCGACGGTACACAGTGGTTTATAATTGCAGCTCATCCGTAATTTGTTAACACAATAGACGGCGGGGCTTTGTAATTTTGGGCTATGCCTAATCAAAAAATTAGCGAGTTAACCGCGATTGTAACGGTAGACACTAGCCTAGACGTCCTGCCGATTGTAGACACGTCAGCGAATACTACTAAAAAAATTAGTCCGACTGCTTTAAAGACTGCTTTAGCGTTGGACAACGTCAACAATACCAGCGACGCTAACAAGCCAGTGAGCACCGCGCAGCAGGATGCTTTAAATGCTAAGGTAACAGGAAACACTGCAATCGTTGCAGCTACAAAAACCAAGATCACATACGACGCGAAAGGGCTAGTAACTGCGGGCAATTCGTTGGATGAAATAGATTTGCCCACGGGAATAAACGCAAACAAAATAGGCACGGGCGCGGTAAGTTCTACGGAGTTCGGATATTTGGACGGGGTAACATCGGCCATTCAAACGCAGATTGATGGCAAAGCAAGCACCGCTTCGGTAACAGAAAAAACAAGCAAACTGATTACTACCAACAGACAAACTGCATCCTATACTTTGGTTTTGAGTGATGCCGATAAATTGGTTGAGATGAATGTGGGCAGTGCAAATAACTTGACAATACCCTTGAATAGTTCGGTAGCCTTCAGCACCGGTACACAGATTCTTTTGGCACAATACGGAGCAGGACAAACTACAATCGTTGCCACAAGTGGGGTAACAATCCGAAGCAATGGCGCAAAGTTGAAATTGAACGCCCAGTATTCGGGTGCAACTTTGGTGAAGATTGCTGAAAATGAGTGGTATTTATTTGGAGATATAGCATAATGATACTGGCAACAAGTGGAATAATAGCCTCACAGATTGCGTCATTTGATGCGGATGCGGTTGCGTTCTTTACCCGTGTAACTACGGCAGGGGGAACATTAAGCACAACCGAAAAACAAGCGGTGAATACTTTGGTAGTTGATATGAAAGCCGCAGGGATTTGGTCAGCTATGAAAGCCATTTATCCAATGGTCGGAGCAAGTGCCGCAGCGTGTGCGCAGAACTTAAAGAGCAGTAGTTTTACGGGTACTTTTTCAAGCGGTTGGACTTTTGCGAGTACGGGGGTGACACCTAATGGCACAAGTGCGTATTTTAATACTACTCTAAATAGTTTTACTGATTTAACACAAACCAGTATTTCATTTGGTATTTATTACAGAAGCAATGCGGTTGCTGTACCCATTGAAGGTACTTATGACGGTGATTCTTTATCTATTTCACCCCGCGGTGTTGATACATATTTCAGTATTGGAAGTTATAGTGCCATTGGGCCAATTAGCGATACTTCAGTAGGTTTGAAAGCAGTTACTCGTAATGGAAGTAGTATAAAAAGTTATATAAATTCTTCGCAAAATGGGACTGCTACAAATTCTGTGAATTGCCCAAGTTTAGCAATGTATTTAGGCGCTTTGAATTTTAATGGTGCAGCGGGATTTTATTCAACAAATCAAGAAGCGTTTGCATTTTTAGGTGATGGATTAAATGATACACAAATGAGTAATTATTACACTGCTATTCAAGCGTTTCAAACAACTTTAAGCCGAAATGTATGATAGGATACACACTTACACCCGACCAATACGAGCAGATTCAAGGTCAGTATTACACCGCATCTCAGTTCTTTAATTGCGT